GACACACAATCCTTTGCTAGCGCAGTGCGGGGATCGCGGACCATCGTCCGGCAATTCCCGTCCCACACAGGCTGTGACTGACAGAACACCACTTCCTCAAGGTGATGTGCCGGGGGTTCAACAACCATGGTGAACCCCATCTCCCTAAACCACTCCTTGAGTCCTGTTGAGAACTTTTCCAATAGGCACTTGGGAATAAACAACACACAGTCATCCCCATTATTGGCCAACCTAAATGGAATATTTTTCCCCTCACAGTAGGCTATGCACATCTCGGACGCCAAGATGCAATTTCCCAACCCGGTGTTGATGACGCCAGATAGTCGGGTCCCGTCAACCTTGTACTTGACAGTCCCCTCCTTCGTCCGGCCAAATGCTTTTGTACGTAGCTGCCGTCGGAGTAGGTCCCTCAACAAGGCCTTGTCCTTCGGTGACACCAACAGCTCGGGGTAGTGGCTGTGCTCAAACTCCAAAGCTTGAGTGCCAACATGTTGATCAAATCTTGATGCGTCCAATCCGATAGCCAAAAAGTTTCCTGTGCCTCCCATATCCTCCCAGTGCTGACTTAAGACTGTGCCCACCTGAAGAGCATTCATGCCCTTCATGACCACGCGATGGCCCACAGCATCAGCAATTGCCTGGAGAAGCGGGTGTTCCATAGGCTTCACAAACCTACCCGTCTCCAAATTCGCTTCCGGACTCATTGGCGAGACGATCCGGGCGACTGCGTTAGGCTTAAGCGTTCTTTCGGTTTTGGTGAAAATACTAACCTGAAAGTCCCTATCTGTCAAGTTCCTGCTCCTAAGGTTCTCAACAGCATTCTGATACACCACCCTTTTCTTACCCACGTACTGGAGGGGATAATCCTCTCGATCCAATGGGGTTACTTTGGGACAGTGTGCCAGAACTCTCTTTCGGACACCGCTTAGCCGGGCGTGGAAAACTCCATCCAATGCCTGAGGAGGCCGGACGAATTCGCCATCTTCATTCTTGACATAGAAGACGCGTTCCTTGACACCCGTAACGAGATTTTGTAAAGATGAATTAAATGCGTAGATTTGGCGCGGCGGGGACATCTTTTGCCCCACCAAGAAAGTGCGCCTTCCGCTTGCCGTGGCTCCCAAAATTCGTGATACCGCCAAACTGGGAGGGTTGGGTGCCGTTGACTCATGGCCATCCCTCCCCGGTACACTCACTGGGCCCCACTAACCGCTCTCATAGCGGTCCCGCCACTTCCCCCACCAAGCTGACCAGTACCTCTTCTGCATCTTGTCCAAACGCGCCCTTGCAGCGGGAGCGTTATTGAACTTAGGGATCAGAAGTTCGTCTTCACTAGGCATGAAAGCCAGATGTGTTGCCAAGGCGATGACCTTAGCAATGTCACAACGACGAACACCATCAGCTTCCATGAGACGCTGAATAAGTGCAGATACGACAAGCTCGTTGGCGCGGGTGTGAGACGGCTGGTGTTTCTGAGCACGCGCAATGCGGGAATACCCGACCCACCAGTTGGCATTTGAGTGCCTCGGGCGGCGAACATTCTCCCCGTCACGGTCGTCCTTCACCAGCTGCTCGACAGGTTCGGGAGCAGTGTCATAATCCTGGATGATGTGACTAATCTTGACTTGCTCAACGGGATGAATATATCCCGAGAACATCATCTTAAAAGCCATCCATGGAGTGACACAGGCCTTGTAGACCTTCCACTTCCCAGAGAGAGTCTGTCGCACGTCCATTCCCTTGGAGTCACGTGCAACATCCCTCAACCTCTCGGCGGCGCCGCGCCCAGACACGCTGAGCTCGGCTCCCTTCTCTCCCTCACCAGACAAACTCCAGAACGTGTCGGTGTTGACCACCGGACGCGCCCGTCTAGGAGTTGTCTGTGCAAAATCCATTTTCAAAATTTGTTTACGTGCAAAACTTGTTGAGTAGTATGGCAAATGGTCAAGGTGATTGCCAAGCTGATAAAGTGCGCGAATAGTGTGGTTATATTCCTTGGATGTGGCCATGATAAGTGAAGATGAAAGGTGGAAACTACTTCCAAGTGGTGTACGACTTAGATTACCGAGGTATCGAGTCCATCTCTCGGCCTGGTCACAGACCACCAGGCGGTCCGATGCGTATAATCCCGCAAAGTGGATACATTGCCAACCATGAACCATGGTAACGAGGAGAGCGCCCCGGGAACTGTTCTCTTAACGATCGCCTATTCCAAAGCGGCTGCTATAATCAACTGGCAGCACAGGCCTTTGTGGTGGTAACCCCACCTAGGACAGTTCGGTCTGCCCTGACTATGCCGACAGCTCGGCATCACGGTAGTCAACCGGCC